TCCGAAAGTGACCGGCGTATGGGATCACGACAGCTCACGCTACCCCGACAGGATCCGGATCCCGATGAGCGACGGCCGGGTCATTACGTATCACATCGACGTGGAAATGCCGCACCCGTGCCTGGAGGCGGCGATCAAGAATATTGAAAGGATGGCTGAAACAAGATGAGAGCACTGTATGAGATCAACCAGGACATTCTGGCCTGTGTTGACACGGAAACCGGCGAAATCCTCGACACAGAGAGGCTGGACGCACTGCAGATCGAACGCGAAGCGAAGCTGGAAGGCGTGGCACTGTGGATTAAGGACCTGAAGGCGGAGGCCACCGCCGTGAAGGAAGAGGCGGACAAGCTGACGGCCCGGAAGAAGGCGCTGGACAACAAGATCGACGGCCTGAAGTCCTGGCTGCTGTTCGCGCTCGGCGGCGAAAAGCTGAACACGCCCAGGTGCAGGGTGTACCAGACGCACAGCCAGCGGCTGAACGTCACGGACGAAACGGAGCTGTTCGATTACATCTACTCGCAGACTGCGCCCGGACTGTATCTCAGGTACAAGGATCCGGAGCTGAACAAGGAAGAGATCAAGAAGTTCCTGAAAGACGGGGAAGCTATTCCCGGCGTAGTTCTGGAAGATACAGAAAGTGTGGTGATTAAGTAATGAACATTACCAGGGGGCCGATGAAGTCGGCCATCAAGATGCTCGTGTACGGGCCGGAGGGCGTCGGAAAGACCACTTTCGCCGCTCAGGTACCCGGGAGCGTATTCATTGACACGGAAGGAAGCACCAGGCACATGGACGTGGCCAGGTTCGACGCACCGACAGAGCTGGGCGACGTGCTGGATGCGCTGAACTACGTGCTGGGGCATCCGGAAGAGTTCGGCGCGGTCGTGATCGACACGGTGGACTGGCTGGAAAAGCTGATATTCCAGAGCGTATGCGTGGAGAAGAAGATCGCCAATATCGAAGACATCGGATACGGCAAAGGCTACGTCTACGCAAAGCAGAAGATGCAGCAGATTCTGGAGATCCTGCAGGCCATCGTGGACAGGGGCGTCCATGTGGTGCTGGTCTGCCACAGCATGATCCGGAAGTTCGAGCTGCCGGATGAGATGGGCAGCTATGACCGGTACATGCTGAAGCTGAACGAGAAGAACATCGCGCCGATCGTGAAAGAATGGGTCGACATGATGCTTTTCGTCAACTACCGAACGGACATCGTAACGGATCCGGACGGGAAGACAAAGAAGGGTAAGGGCGGCCAGAAACGGATCATGTATGCCAACCACAGCGCTTGCTGGGACGCGAAAAACCGCTTCGGACTGCCGGATGAAATGCCGTTCGACTTCACCCAGATCGGCCACCTGTTCGGAGAGGCCGCGCCAGTAGAAGCGAAGACAGTCGAAGCGCCGAAACCGGCAGAGATCAAAAAGGACGCACCGGCCACCGTGACCACTGCGGCCACACTGCCGGCAGAGAAGCCGAAGAAGGCGAAGAAGGACGACAAGCCCAGCGCCCGCCCGGACTACCTCCGCAGCGACAACGAGGAGAAGGACGAAGCGCTCGAAAACCTGTGGCAACTGATGGTAAAGGATCAGATCTTCGATCCCACCGTGATCCAGGCGGTCGTGGCAGAGAAGGAATACTACGACCTTACGACGCCGATCCGGGACTATGAGCTGGATTTCATCAACGGATGCCTGATCGAAGCCTGGGACAAAGTTCGCACTCTGGCTGCGACCAAACTTAACGACCTTCCATTTTAATTAAAGAAAGAGAGGAAAAACAACATGGCTAAGAACGAAGAAGTGAAAGTGATGGACTGGGACGACCAGATCACCGACGACGGCGAATACAGCGGAGAAGAGTCCGTTGTGCTGCCGGAAGGCAACTACCCCTTTGAAGTCATCAAGACGGAACAGGCCTGGTACGACGGATCCACGAAAATCCCGGCGTGCAACATGGCGAAGGTGTTCCTCCGCGTGGACGGCGGCGAGCTCGGAAAGAGCCTGTGCGTGGAACAGATCTACCTGCTGGAGAAACTCCAGTGGAAGGCGGCCGCGTTCCTCAGGTCCATCGGCCTGAAGAAGCACGGCGAGGACATCAGCTGGAGGAAACTCCTGCACTGCGATGGCGAGAAGGGCCGGTGCCAGATCTACATCGACGAGTACGAAGGCCGCGACGGCCAGACCAAGCAGAGCAACAAGATCAAGAAGTTCTTCGACAAGGAGGAACAGGCGCCGAAGAAGTCCTTTAAGAAGGGGGACTTCTGATGGATCAGCTCATAATACCGTTCGGGAAGTATAACGGCCAGCCTGTGGAGGTTCTGCAGGCTGACCCGAAATACTGCCAGTGGTTGTGCACACAGGACTGGTTTCGTGAAAGGTATTCTCAGATCAACACGCTGATTATCAACAACTTTACGAAGCCTGAAGACACTCCAGAGCATAATGCTCTACAGGCACTCTTTCTAAATGACAAGATTGTTCATAGGCTGATTGTGCTCATCGAAAAACCAGATTCTCAGCTTCTCCGCAGATTCTATGAGGAACAGTATAAGAATTGCATAATCAATCTTGCAAAACAGAAAAAGTATGTTTCTGAAATAGGATGCGATGATAAGTGGTTGCTTGTTCCATGCATAAGGGATGGAAGAAGTCAACAGAATTATTACTATTTCGACGATTCTGTTAGATTACAAAACTCATGGAACAATCCAGAGACATCAGTAACATGCGGCTGTTGCAGATACGCAACAGAAACAGATCCTGAAAACATGCCAGGTGAACCATATTACACCGGCGTGGAATTTGAAGTCCACGGATGGGATGTTTGCATCACCGGTGGAGTTATAGGAGCTTGTACTGGCGTGTGCTGCAGCTCAAGTTTCGATTACTTTATTGAAGTCAAGCCTTGCCTCGGTGATGACTATCCGTCAATTCTCAGGCAGATGAAAGCAAATGACAAAAAGACGTATGACAGAAAATGCATCCTCGTATATAAGGATTTCACCGCAACTGGCGCAACGCTTGAACAGGTGAAAGCAATCTTTCATAACAGCGGATACATTGTTCTGTCATTTGAAGAACTGGAGGCAGAAGAGTGATGGACATCAGCGAAGCCCGGGAACTTCTCCGGCACATCCCGTGCAGCTCCCTGGATTACCAGGAATGGACGAATGTGGGCGCGGCTCTCCACAAGGAGGGCCTGCCCTGTTCCCTCTGGGACGAATGGAGCGCGTCGGATCCGGCACGATACCATGCCGGCGAATGTGAAAAGAAGTGGAAGACCTTCGGCCGGTACGGCGGAACAGAGGTCACGATGGGCACAATCTACCACATGGCCCAGGACTACGGATGGACGCCGGCAGACGGTATGAAGACCTACGGCTGGGACGATATGATCACCAGCGACGAAGAAAAAGGCGGTTGGCACCACGACGACACCGTGCAGGATCTGCCGGCGCTGCAGGAAGATTACAGCGCGGTCAGGGACATCACGGATTACCTGAGCGCCCTGTTTGAGCCGGAGGAAAAGGTCTGCATCGTAACAACGGCGAGCCAGGACGATGATGGGAAGTGGCGGCCATACGGCGGATCCGCAAGCAGGACCTGTAAGCAGCTGCTGGACAGCATTGAGAAGCACAAGGAAACGCCGATCGGCGACACCTTTGGCACCACGAACGACGAGAGCGGCGTGTGGGTTTGCTTCAATCCGATGGACGGCAGCGGCCGGAAGAACAGCAGCGTGACCAGTTTCCGGTACGCGCTGGTGGAGAGTGACGAACAGGACATTGACACACAGTACGCACTGCTGCAGGATCTGAAACTTCCAATCAAGATGCTGATCCACAGCGGTGGGAAGAGCCTCCACGCGATCGTTCACATCGGGGCCGTCGACTACAAACAGTACCAGGAACGGGTGGATTACCTGTACACGGTCTGCCGGAAGCGGGGGCTGGTCGTCGATACAGCCGACAAGAACCCGGCACGACTGAGCCGGATGCCAGGATTCAAGCGCGGCGACAAATGGCAATATATCGTCGGCCGGGACATGGGCCTCAGCGATTGGGTCGAGTGGAACCACTACATCGAAGACGAAATGGTGGAACCGCTCACAGTGACCAACCTGGGCGAGATCTGGGACGATATGCCACAGGTGAAGCCTGAACTGATCGAAGGGATCCTCCGGCAGGGGCACAAAATGATGGTTGTTTCCTCCAGCAAGGCCGGGAAGACGTTCGCTCTGATCGAGCTCGCGATCTCCATCGCGGAGGGGCGGCGCTGGATCGGCTTCCGGTGCAAACAGGGCCGGGTACTGTACCTGAATATGGAACTGGACGAAGCCAGCTTCGACGACCGGATGAAACGGGTATACGAGGCGATGGATCTGAAGAGTAAGCACCCGGAGAACATCGACATCGTGCACCTGAGGGGCAAGATCGAGAAGCTGGACAGACTGGTTCCTCAGATCAACCGGACGCTGAAAACGAAGGAATACGTGGCGGTGATCCTGGATCCGATCTACAAGCTCGGCATCGGCGACGAAAACGCCGCTGACCAGGTAACAGCTTTCTGCAACGCCATCGACAAGATCGCGAACAGCTCTGTCTCCGTGATCTACGTCCATCATCACAGCAAGGGCGCCCAGGGTGCAAAAGCGAGCATGGACCGGGCCTCCGGATCCGGCGTATTCGCCCGGGACGCTGACGCACTGCTGGACATGATTGAACTGAGGATTCCGGAAGAAAAGATGGACCATGTGAAAGCGGAGTACGGCGAAAAGGTCACCGCGTGGCGGCTGGAAGCGACCCTCCGCGAGTTCGTACAGATCGAACCGGTGAACCTGTTCTTCAGCTATCCGCTGCATGAGATCGACGCGAACGGGATCCTGGCCGATGCGAACCTGGAAGAGAACGAACGCAGCATGGAGAACGGCCGGATACTCGGAAACATCTCGAAGAAGGTTAAGAAGGCGGCGAACAAAGAAATGCTGGCGGAACTGATCGCGAGGGATGAAGAGTTCGGACACCGGAAAACGCAGAAAGAATACGCCGAAGAAATGGGTGTTTCTGACAGGACTGTTCGTGGATGGATGCGTGAACTGGAGGAAGATATATAAGCGGAACCAAAAGCGGAAAAAGCGGAAAAACCAGTTTATATATAGATATTTCCTTCCGGTTATATAGTGTCCTTCCTGACCGTGGTAAGGCGCCTGCTGCGCGCGCCTTCCTCCCGGTCACAAGTAAGGACTTTGAAAGGAGTTGCCGATGTATTTCAAGCTAAAGATGATTCCGCCGACGGCCACAGCCCAGCAGAAGGGCGAGATGATCATCGGCGGCCGGATCCATCACTACAAGAAGCGGAACGTAGCAGCGGCGGAGGCGATCCTGAGGGATGCATTGCTGCCATACGTCCCGAAAGAGCCGATCACGGACGAGCCGATCCAGCTGTGGGTAATATGGGAGTTCCCGTATCCGAAGAGCGCGAAAAAGCATAAGCCTGGCTGGGGGCGATGGAAGACCACCCGGCCGGACACGGACAACCTGAACAAGATGCTGAAGGACGTCATGACCGACATGGGATTCTGGAAGGACGACGCGCTCATCTGCAGCGAGATCGTCGAGAAACTGTACGCCGACGAACCGGGGATCATGATTCACATTGGAGTATTGAACCCGGATTTGCAGGCGCCATCAGATGGAGATGATATTGGTGACTATGATCGATCCGTTTATCCGGTGTGTTGACTACTGGCCGGACGGGATCCCAGGTGACAAGCTGAAAGCGTACAAAGCACTGATCGATGAAGGGCAGATCACAAAGCCGCACGTCATCGTAAACCGACAGACACATGCAACCAGCGTCGAATACCTGGCAAACATGCCGCAGAAGTGGGTACGCGAAGAACTGAGAAAGAGGACAGAGAAAGGAGCAAACGATGGACAAAGTACAAGCGCTCGAAGCGCTCCGGGACCGGCTGAGGGACAAGTACGCCTGCTTTGAGGGCGACCGTGTCGAGATCGGAGACTTCACGTACGGCTTCCCTGTTGTCAGGACATGGGGAGAAACGGCCAGATTGAAGATCGGCAAGTTCTGCAGCATTGGCGGGAATGTACAGATCTACCTGGGCGGGAACCATCATACGGACTGGCTGACGACCTACCCGTTCAACGTGCTGCTGAAGGAAGTCTATCCGGGCGTTGACGGGGAGTGCGCGGCGACGAAGGGGGACGTGACGATCGGGAACGATGTGTGGATTGCGAACGACGTGACGATCCTGAGCGGGGTCACGATCGGCGACGGCGCGGTGATCGCGAACGGC